CTTCACTATTGTATTTTAGTTTACAATCAGTCGAATATCTATCTACCCATTTTCGATAATTCATTTTTAAAGCATTGATTTTATTAGTGATTAAAAAGTATTCTTACATATAATAGTTAGTAGCAAGCCTGCTCGGACGCACCTACGTGTTGTCAAATTCGTAAGAATTAATAACGACCCAATCTGGGTATTTTTCAAGTCGGTACTTTTCACATTCAGCAATTGTTTCGCGCATGATGCTTGTTTCCTTGTTGCCTCTTTTAATTGTAATTGATGCAGACCTGTAAGCTGTTGGAATCTTATCAATTTCAATTTCACTTTCAATAATTCTAATATCCTCCTCAGTGATGTTTTCGGGATATTTGAGTATTGCGATTTTACCTTTTGTCAGGTGTATTATTAATTCTTTCATCATTTTATTTTTAGTTGTAATTCATTCGCTCCTGTGTGTTCACTAAATGTCTTATCAACATCAATTCCTCCGTGATTATTTATTACTTCTTGTATAATATCTACTGGAACATATCCGTAAACAGTATCAGTTGGGTTACCTTCCTGCTCTGCGTATTCCATTAATAAATCTTGTTTGTCGGATGGGTATCCTATTTCCATTGCCATATACCAATCTTGCGTTTTTCTTGGCGTACAATAATGCCCAGATGAACCCTGTACACTCATATTAAAACCATCTTTGCAGTAGATTCTTTTTCTAAAGCAAGTGTCATAACTATTCGGCTTGTATGTAGCCTTTACAAATTGTGCTAAATCCATTTTTGTTTTATTTTAAATTGTTAATTATTCCTTCTAATGCCACTCTATTTTGTCACTCATTATTCCAATCGGGTTTTCAATAGCTATTTTTTCACAATCCATATCGGCAACCCTAAACAACATCACTCAACATAGAATTAATATCGCTAACAACGCTATCTATTGTGTCTTTAGAATAAACAATGAAGCTATTATCACTCCACTCGTTTTCGTTGTTGTTATCATCCGTAACGCCATTACGCCATAACATTTGTATATTAACTCCGTTTGATGTTTCGGTTACGTTCCAATTCAATTCTAAATGCTCAGGAATAGTGTCGTTAACCTCTTCCCAAACCGATACCGTTGCATCTACTATCCCACGTATGTATGAAGCGTTAATTTCGTTTACTTTATCTTTTTTACTCATTTATTTAAGTCCTTTAAGTATTTGTTAATTTTGTTTTTAATCTTCAATCTCAATTCAGATGGGTCGATTGTTTTTTCAGCTATCTTTAGATTTTCTAAATCTACTCTAATTGTATAAGCCTTTGTTTTTTTCATGTAGTTATTGTTATGTGTGTACAAATGTACACATAATTTATTTACTACCAAAAATATTTTTAATTGTTTTAATATTTATAATGATTCTAAACAAACCCGAAGATACAAAGTAGCTAATTTTGCAGAGCTTCGGGGTTCGATTATAGGTTATGTATTCCCTTGTATCGAGAAAAAACCTAAAATGGTGCGCTATAAGGAAGCGTAATAGGTACTATTATTTGCAAAGTTAAAATATATTACTACATTCGCAAAATAATATGGAATGCGAACACCACTTCCCTAGAGGGATAGACGGCAGAATAAATAAATGCGAATTTTGCAATGAAGAAAAAACAATTGAATTTTTTTCTATTGATGGATTTTATGATGAAACGCCATTTTTAATAGGGCAAAAAGCTAGTTTTCGTGATACAAACCCATACAAAACGCACACAAATAGCTGGTTTAACTGGAATAGAGGGAAAAACACTAACAATAACTACCAAACCGATAACTAATAATTATCGGTTTTTTTGTATGTTTGCAAACATGATAACCATAAATGTAAAGCCACTTTCTATAAACGAAGCGTACACGGGTAGGCGTTTTAAAACAGAAAGGTACAGGCTATTCACAAGGTGGCTTTATAATGCGTTACCCGATTTTAAGATACCTAAACCACCGTATGTGATTCAATTTGAGTTCGGTTTAAGTAGTAGTTTGAGTGATGGGGATAATTGCATCAAATGCTCGCAGGATGTTATAGCAAGTAAGTATGGTTTTAATGATAAACACATAAAGCGTTGGATTGTTGATGTGGTTAATGTTCCAAAGGGAAAAGAATATTTGAAATTTAATATTGAAAGTTTATTAAAATAAATTTTGTAGCGTTGATTTAATTTATTACTTTTGCAAAACGTTCTTTTTAAAGTTTATCAGTTAATCCAACTAACTGAATTTATATAACAAACAAACGCCCTTAAGGGGTTAGGTGCTGCCGTAAATGGCAGGTTGGACATCTAACAACTTAAGGGCTTTTTATTATGCAAAAATTAGAAACAAAAGTAATTTCAAATACAGAATTTACCAAAATACAGGGTAATGTTTATTTGGAAATAAGAAGTAAACAATGCCAAGTTAAAACTAAGTTTAGTTTAAATGACGCTTACATGGAAGTTGAACGTTTTAAAAATAAAGTAAAGTAATGGCAAAAGAATTACCATATTTCAGATTTACAGCAGCCGAATGGCTTAACGATGATATTAGCTTAGAATCTTATGAACTTAAAGGATTGTTTATAGATATTTGTGCTTATTACTGGTCGCAAGATTGTATTTTAACCCTAGCAAAGCTAGAAAAAAAGTTTAGCAATGCTACAATTTTGCTACAAAGTCTTATTGAAACCGACATAATTAAGCACGAAAATAAGCACGATAAAATAAAAATTGACTTTCTATTGACACAGTACGATTTGCTAAGTGAGAAACGTAAAGTAAGGCAGGACGCAGGTTCTAAGGGTGGCAATGCTAAAGCAATGCTAAAGCAAAAGTATAGCTATAAAGATAAAGATAATAATAAAGATAATAATAAAGATAAAGAATATATAGATTCTGCTTTTTTAGAATCATTTGATACTTGGATGACATATAAATCAGAACGAAAAGAATCTTATAAATCAAATTTATCTAAAAAGACTTTTTATAAATCTTTAATTAAACTATCAAATAATAATCCTGAAACAGCTAAACTAATAATTGAGCAATCAATTGCTAATAATTGGGCAGGAATATTTGAATTAAAAATAACGCCTAATGCAAACAAGGCTAATCAAATGGTTTACTAGCATGGCAGACTTAAAAGTAATAAACCTAGCGGATAAACAAGAATATACTATTGACGTTCAAAAGAATGGTGAAAATTTAGTACTTTGTCCAGTTTGCTCGCATACCCGAAAAAAGAAAACTCTAAAATGCTTTAGTTTTAATCTAGGTAAAAATGCAGGTCGATGCAATCATTGTGGAGTTGTATTAGTAACTAAACAAGAACAATCTTTATTTATACCACAAATTGAATATAAGCGACCTAAATGGCAAAACAATACTAATCTATCAGATAAGTTAGTAAAGTGGTTTGAGGGGCGTAAAATTAGCCAATACGTTTTGAATGATTTTAAAGTTACTGAGGGTGTAGAATGGATGCCACAAACTCAGAAAAACGAAAATACTATTCAATTTAACTATTTTCGTTTAGGCGAACTTATAAATGTTAAATATCGGGACGGTAAAAAGAATTTCAAATTATTTAAAGATGCTGAAATGATTTTTTATAACCTAGATGCTGCTATCGACAATAAAGAATTAATTATAGTTGAGGGTGAAATGGACGTTTTAGCTTTAGCACAATGTGGAGTTAATAATGTTATATCAGTGCCAAATGGATGCACCGATAAAGGCATAATTAACTTGCAATATTTAGATAATTGCATAGATTTTTTTGAAGAAAATACTCAATTCATATTAGCCTTAGATAACGATAAGGTTGGTAACAGGCTTAAAGATGAACTTGCAAGACGCTTAGGTTACGAAAACTGTAAGACGGTTACGTTTAAAGATTGTAAGGATGCAAACGATTGTTTAATTAAACATGGGCAAAACATAACAAAAGAATGTTTAAACTACGCTAAAGAATTTCCTATTGTAGGTGTGTTTAATGCTATTGATATTGAAAAAGATATTTACAACTATTACAACAACGGTTTACCTAGCGGGTGTGGCATAGGCATGCATGAATTTGATATGCTATTAAAATTTCAAGAAGGGTATTTAACTACAATTACAGGAATACCGGGACACGGAAAATCTGAGTTTTTAGACTTTTTGCTTTGTAGATTAAATATTTCGCATGGTTGGAAAACAGCATTGTACAGCCCAGAAAACCACCCATTAGAGTTGCATTTTAGCAAATTTGCTGAAAAGATTATTGGAAAGCCATTTGAGGGTTCAAATCGTTTAAGTCCTATTGATTTGTCAAACATGATCAATTATCATTCTGAAAACTTCTTTTTTATAAATCCTGAAAGCAATTTTCAATTAGAAAATATATTAGATAGTGTACGTCAATTGGTTCGTAAAAAAGGTGTTAACTGCTTTGTTATTGATGCGTGGAATAAATTAGACCACCAATATACAACCAATGAAACAAAGTACATTAGTGAACAATTAGACAAGATTACACGCTTTTGCGAAATAAATAAAGTACATTGTTTTTTAGTAGCACATCCAACAAAAATACAAAAAGACAAAGCAACTCAAAAATATGAAGTTCCAAACCTTTATTCAATTTCAGGTTCTGCAAATTTTTATAACAAAACAGCAAACGGAATAACAGTTTACAGAGATTACGAAACATTTACAACTAATGTTTACGTTCAAAAAGTTAAATTTAAACATTGGGGGCAAACGGGTATGGTTTCATTTGCATGGGATAAATCAAATGGACGATACTACAAGGGAACGCCAAATTACGATAGTTGGATTGTAAGCGATAAGCCTAAAATGATTGAAAACAATACAAACTTTTTAAATGAAAACAATAAAGATTTAATAATTAGCAACGAAGCAAACGAACCATTTTAAACCCATGAAAAAGTATAAAGTAATAATAGCCGATTGTAACGACACCAAAACAATTAACGAACAAAGTGTATCAAAACAACATTTGGAAACCAAATACAACAGTCTATATCGGTTTAGCTACCCAAAGACTACTGTTGCCGTCGAACTGGATGTACTAGATGTGAATAATCAATTAAATTTAGCGATATGAAAGTAGAAGATTTAAGAATAGGTAATTGGGTAACCAACTATTACACAGGAGATGAGTCTGTTAGTGTCGGCTTATTAAATATGCTGCAACAGTTTTGTCCTGATTCGCATCAACAAATTTATTCAGGAATCAAACTAACCGAAGATATTCTGCTGAAATGCGGGTTCACTAAACATG